GTCAACAGCAACAAACCTCTTTCCGTAGTATTCAATCCGCAGCGCAATCAGTCGGATGAGATCGTTTAGGCTCTTTGCCTTCGTCATCAATTCAGGAATATCCGCATACGCCCTATCAACTGCGGGCCGCATGTACGGCTGTGCGTTTGATCTTGCAGTGCCTAGTTCTACATACGCGGCATACTCTGTATTAGTGAATGTATGCCACGGCTCAACCGGCCCAGGTATCGCATTCTGAAACATCTTGTTGACGGCGGTAAATCCGATGGCAGACATCACAAGGCTCATGGCGTCTTCATCTCCCCATCTTGCGCGACGTATCCCAAGCTGGACATCGACGCCCTCAATAGATTTTTGCCCAATTTCACCAACGTGCCAGTAGAATCCAACAGCAATGCCATCTGTCCATACCTAGTGAACTCAAGGCCCATGCCTGTCTTGCCCTCATAGGTAAATGACGTGGGACCGATAGTGCTTTTGGATGCCCGCTGATCGCGCATAGACGCGAAATGAGCAGCTAACCAGCACTCGATCTCTTCAAGAGTGGCAGCGGCGAGGGAGGAATCTGCCGCCGCCACTCGATCTACCAGTTGGCCCGCTGGTAGTATGAACGCATCAAGGTCAGTGAGATCTGTTTCCAGTATCGCCTTGACCTCTGCTGTCGTCGTCCTAGCCATTGTCTAGCTCCTCTAGCGTCTTGGCCCCTTTGCTGATGTTGCACGTATCGCAAGCAATCGCCAGATTCGACGGTCGATGTGCCCCGCCTCTTGATAAAGGAACCTTGTGATCAACGTGCCTATGGCCAATAGGAATCAGTTCTCCACATAGATAACAGCGAATCACTAGATCTTCCTTTGATTGGCGATAGATCTCCTTGATCTCCATTAGGTTGCCAGCAGTCGCCCCCATCAGCATTGCGCGTCTTGCTGCTGATTTGGCCGCGTTCTCCGGCAAGTGCGTTTCGCGATATCTCTTCCCGGCCTCGTGAGAACGATCTCTGTTCGCTTCAACCCATGACTGCTGCTGCTTATGGACTAGATCCTTATTCTCGGCACGGTATTCGGCCAGATAATCACGCCGAACGTCTTTATGCTCATTGTCATACATGGATTGATACGCTGCTATTTCTTCTCGATGAGCAGCGTAGTATTTCTCATTCATCTTATAGCAGCGCTCTCTTGCGCCATGACACAAATACCGACGGACAGAAGAGGAAGACACTCCAATGGCATCGCCAATAGCCTGCCAAGATAAGTTGTCGGCGCGCATTTGTCGCGCGTCTACTATCTGTCTGTCCGCCAGTTTGCGCATACTCATCTTTCCTCTATTCTATTTAACTTCCCGACATGTTGTCGTCATACGCTACACCACAATTGCTGTCCGAATCAGACTTGATTCTCGCAGCCATTGCAGCCATAACCTTGAAGTTGGATTGCATTCCGCCGTAGGTATCCCACTCGACTACCATGATGTCTACGCCAACTGAGAGGTCTACCGTTGCTCGTGCCATCTCGACCAAACAGAGATCGCCTTGCGGCAACACGGCAGCTAACTTGACATCTTCAATCGAAGCGATTGACTTCAAGATTTGTAAGTAGCTGCGATCCGCATAGCTATCCCGCGCACGAAGATCATTGAACTCTTTCGGCGAAAGGTAGAGAATGAACGGACCGTAGTGGAACTTGGCCTCAAGTGCGGCAATGAGCTTCACAACATCCTTCTCGATGTTTGCCGGGGTTCCAGTCCATGCGCCAGATAGAGCAACTTCCACGGAGTTCGTGTAGTTGATGTATCCGAGCAGACTATGCCCGCCTGAAACAACCGTCGAGCCGTTGAATAGCGTATCTTCCAGCTTATCAACGACCTTTTGGGTAGCCTGTTCTACCATCGTGACGTCAATAGGCTCGCCATACTGCTGCATTGCCTGGAGCTTTCGCGCCGGTATCTGGAAGTCAACGTGCGTAATCGGAATCGGAACCGCGACTTCGGAAAACTTCGGCGCATTCTGTGCGCCCTGCGTAATCCCGTGCATCGACTGTTCTGCCGAGTTCATCGCACTCATCGTCTGCCAGTAGTCGTACATCTTGCCCAGTCCGCCAAGATTGCGAACCAGTCCACGGCTCTGAAGATCGGCGATCCCAACTAGCCTGCGCTGTGCTACCTGAACCACGGCGGCATCAATCGCAATCCACGCATCGTGAGGCAGCGTTGCATTCGTTCTCAATGCCTTGCCAATATCCCAGTTATTTGCCTTGAGCTTTTGGATGATATTTCCACCACCGCTCATCGATTCCAACGAACTTGCTACTTGTACGTTGCCAATCATCATAGCACCTCGATTGTAAACTGCGTCAAGCCAGGATCAGCCGCAATCGTCGCAGCCTCTAGCACAATGCCAAGCCCTGGCGTGCCCGCAATGGCTGTCCCAAGATGCACGAATCCAGCGGCTGTTGCGAATACTACGTTGCCAACGGCCACCGTCGCCAGCGCAGCAGACGTTCCATAGACCACAACCTCATCTCCAGGATTCGGAACGATGAACGGGATCAAGTCTCCGCTTGCATACGTTCCGTCTACCGGGACGGTTCCGCTCTCAATGACAACCCTCAACGTCGGCTGTAGTGTGCCAGACTGTACCTGAATGCGCGTTGAACTTGCATACTCAACTAGCATTCCAGGCAACACAGCGGCGTCCATCAGCCACTCTTTCTGCAAAGCCCCTTCAGGCTTCGACCGCACCAATATGGTTCTCTGTAGCGTATGAAATTGTCCCATGATTACTCACCAACCTTTCGTAGTACAATCGACGGAGGTGCAGGTACTTGCTGCACTGGACCACGCGGCATCCCCGCGCCGAAATAGTTGCCGGGTGCGAAGTTCGCCACCAGCTCTTTGAGCAAGCATGGTGAAGCTGCTTCTAGCACCTCTTTCGATAGCGTGCAGCGTTCGTTCGCTACTAGAGCCGCGACTAATCCACTATGCTCTTCCGCAACTTCTGCCTGCTTGTTCTTGACGAATCGCGCAATGTCTCCAAGCCTCACGCCGTCAATGACCGTCTCTGCGTTTACAGCAGGCACAATCTCTTCGGCCACAGCTTCAACCGTCTCTTCTACCACTTCCGTCACCTCTTCAACGTCTTCCTGTTTGCTTCGCTCGTGAAGCAAGGAAACCGCCTCGTCTGATGCGCCTTCAAGAATGGCCGCGTCTACGCCGCTCTCGACCAATTCCGCTACCATCGCGTCTCTGTCCATTGTATTCACCCCTAGAATCATCTTCCTGAGTCGTTTTAATAGACTCAACTCGCACTTATCCGCGTTCGCTGTTTGCTTCCCCATCTTGAACTCCTTCTCCAACAACGCCCGCGCCTTCGTCTGTGCGGACTCCTTTGCTGCCTCTGGTATGTCTGCTTGCGCTCCCCGCCCGCCCAATACTGCTTTCAGAGCATTCTCGTTTAGCTTATCCGTGCTCGGATTCACCACGGGAAAGAATATGAGGTCACGGGTATCGTCAGCCGTTGCCTCACCAAGCAGGGACTTGCTGGCGATCCACGCCTTAACCGCGATAGGCAACTCTTTCGTGATTGAACTCTCAGGCTTATCTCCGCCTGTATGTTTCACATACCCGGCGATCATGTCAGCCAACGACGGCGCTTCCCATGCCGAGCTTTCTGTCCCGTCATATTCTGGTGTTCTAGCTTCGCTCCTGATGTTCGCTTGAATCTCTTGGTTCACCCGTGGCGCTCCGCATCCGTCAGCCCACGAGCACGCCCCAATCTCTCCGGGAAGCAACGCGAGATGGTCGGGTTTTAGATTTCTGGCTATAGCCTCATATCGTTCCCCATTGAATACACCAGAGGCTTGTTCTTCATCATTGAAATACGCGGTTGATACTTCAAGCGGCTTCCCTTCTCTCAGCAGATTGACTACCGCCGTGCCACCTTCTCCGCTGCTAAGCGCCTTCTCAATATCCACCCACAGCTCGCCTTTCAGCTTCACATCGTTGCCGGAGATTTCATATCGCGCATTGTAGAATCTGCCAACAACATCGCTCTCAACTACCGCGACCGTTCTGGCAGATCCAGATCCCTCTTTGGGGTGCGATACCGGAAGAGGGATATCGTTCCATAAATCAACAGGCACGTCCAGCAGTTCCTCGCTAGATAGATATATTTTGTTCAGCACGCCATTCTTGACAGCAACGACGGGAGCTACCAAATACACGCGGCCGTCTAGCGTCTCTTCTCTCACCTCAGACGTGAATACTTGCATCGTTACTAGCTTGCTCATGCTTCCTCCCAATCGCGAGGAAGAGATTCAATGTTTCTTCCATCACTCCATCCTGGGCGCTGCCTCTCAATGAATTCTACTGCCGCCACTCCAACTAAATCTCCAACGGATGGTTGCTCTCTACCGTGCCCGCAACATGCGCCATCAACACCATCAAGATGCCCAAGACACGCATCATGGCCTTCTATTGTCGGGGGCTTCCCACATCGAGCACATGGACGCGAACTATCATCATGGTAAGATGGAAGTAACGTATCGGCCCATAGCCATTGCTCTCTATCTTCGTCATAGACAACTCGATGCCCTCTTACCATTCCTTTTGCTCCAAGCTTGCTCATACCACAGGCCCCCAGGCGCATCCGCAATTACAATGAGCGGGCAAGACCCCGTGCGCCTCATCCGTCTTGAAAATCGTCCCGTCACCTTCAGGGCATACGTTGCTCGGACATAGCCCGCCGCTGTAGATCCACTCAACCTCTTCTACTTTGAAATCTGTGTAGCGGTTCAATGTCGCCTCATCTAGCGCGTATGCCGTCTCAGTTCGTGCAATCGTTCGCGCACGAGTCAGCCCGATGTTTTTCACCACACCATTTCGTCCAGCAAGATCAGAGGCAATCGCTCGTGGATTCTTACCCTGTGCTAATCCATCAGCCAGCACTCGTGAGATATCCTTGTCCATCGCGGCGGTGACACCCTTGAGCGCGTTGAAGTTGCGCGTGTACATCAGACCAAGCGCATCGGCATGAATGGGGCCGCCCAGTATCGCGCCAATCGCCCCACTGTCAGGCGGCGAGATACCCAGTTCCTTCATCTTCTTATCTGCCCATTCAATCCCCTTGGAGTAACTGCGCTTTACATAGATCTTCTGCCAGCCTGTATGGACAACCGTTGTCCGTCCCTCATAGCTTACGATCTCAAGAATTCCCTTGTCTTCTTGCGCGGCAAGCCACTCCATGAACTTCGTTACCTTCTCTGCCTTTTGCGGATAGTCGTATGCGTTGGCAACCAATCGCCCACCTAGGAATTCATCGTCGATGATCTTCTCGTTGATTTGCTGGGCAAGCTTTCCGAATCGCTTCACCATCTGAGCCTCATACTGATCCTGAACAGGCTTCAGTCTAAGATTGATCTCTTGTGGCGCATTGGCGATAAGGCTACCAGTTGTTGGCATTCTTCAACTCCGCAAACATCGTGACCGCTTCGGGGTTCTCTTCATCAAGTACGTTGGTCACAAGCGTTCCTTCTCTCTCGGGAGGGAAGCCCAGCGCCTCTCGCAACTCAGATTCGTCGAACATATCAAGCGGCTGGCCAGCGGTGATCTTGCTGATTGCATCTGCCGTCTTCTGGTATACGTTCGCTTGCTCTTCATCGGTGAGTGTGAATAGGTTTGGCCATTCGACTTTGTATTTTCCGTCCTTTGGTGCATCAAGCGCTCCGACACTCAGAAGGCGATCGACTAGCGCCTCCAAGATATTCGGCTGCGCAAATTGCACCTGACGGCCTTCTATCCGCCCTAGCCAGTTGGCTTCGTCCTGTGACGACGCAAGGTTCCCTCTCTCGCTTCCAAGCAGGATTCTCTGAGGGATGCC